TTATAACTCATGTTTGACGGCTGATTGAACTGTACTGGTGTCGGAACTTTGCCGTAGTTAGGGTCTAAGAACTTCTCCCATTGTGTACCAATCAACAGATTACGATTGCCAAAATCAATAGGAGGCAATTGAGTTGGTGCAGTCGTAGGCAAGTCTTTTGTGTAAGTTGGAGACTTCCAATCTTCTGGAACAGGAACAATTGGGAATCCAGTAGGACCAGTCTCTTGAGTTGTCGCACCCAATACGCTTGCACCCAATACACCTAAACGAATCATGTCAATGATTTCAGAGGCTGTGTAGGTTTTAGGCGGTACTGTTCCAGTAATCGTAGGCGCAACAATTGTAGGGGCTGGCTCTGCCTCGTTTGTAATTGTGCTTGGTCTTTCAGCAATAGTCGTAATCTGTGGGACTGTCTCTTGAATAGGAGGTGCAACAATCGTTGGAATTGGCTGCTCTGGCTCTTTAGGCGCTTGGCTAGTCATTACCAACTCAGGGATTATTGAAGCGATAACTTGCTCAACAGTTTGAGGTGTTTCTACTTTAGGCGCTTCTACTCTTGGTGCTGTGACTTCCACAGGGGTTGGCACTTGCTGAACAGGAGGTTGCTCAACTGGTATCTGAGCAATCGCATTAATTACTTCGCTAACAGTCGGTGCAGTTGGTTGAACAGGCTCAGTTACTTGCACAGTTTCAATTGGCGCAACTGGTGTAGGAGTTGGCTCAACGACTGGCGGCTCTGTTACTACAGGCTGAATAATCGAATTGATTATTTCATTAACACTTGGCGTAGTAGTCTGCACAGGCTCAGTAGGCTCAGTCACTTGTACTGTTTCTACTGGTGCAACCACCTCTGGAATTGGTTGTTGGCTAACGATTGCATTGATTATTTCATTGACTGTTGGCGTAGGCGCTACAGGCGCTGAAACTTGAACAGTCTCAACTGGTGCAACTGTTGGCTCAACAACAGGAGTAACCTCTGGGGGAACAAATGATGAGGCATTGCCACCAATGTTATTGATGAACTCAGAAACATTTGTAACGCCAGCGGCTTTTAAATCTTTGACAAGCTGATTTTGCAAAGCATCATTGATCTGCTCAGTAGTCCCACCAACAAAGTCTATTGGCGCTTCTGGTGTTGGCAAAGATGGCAAATATGGCTTAACAATATCTGCAACAGCGCCACCTGCACCACCAAGCAATGCACCTTTTGCAATACTGTCGCCAGTAATTGCTGAAGTGCTACCACCGACCAAAGCACCAGTTAGTGCGTTTGTGGCTAGTGTTGAGGCTGTTGGTCCGAGCAATGAAGCGGCAGCAGGACCGAGAACAGGAGTTAAAGCGGCAGCAATAATCGGTGCAAACACACCAATGTCATCACGGCTTGAAGCACCAGTCGTATAGAAAACAGGCTTACCAGAAGCATCGAAATCAACTCGATAGCCTGTGTTACCTTTACCCTCAAAAGTGCCACCAAAGGCGTTACCAGTTTGGCGCTCACTATATGTAATTGGTACAGCTTGGTTTGTTTCTTTGTTGCCGTAAGTTACTTGAGTTCCGATAGGTGCAGTAGCATAGTCAATGCGACCGCCTTCAGTCTCATAAGAACCTGTTTGGACAATGTTAGGGTCAACAGGATTGCCTCGTTGGTCAACATAGCCACCACGACCATCAGGACGGACATCCTCTTGAAAGCCAGTTTGTGTGATCTTGCCAAACTGACTAATGTCTGTGATGCCAATGCCAGCCATGATCTTAGCCATGTCTTTAGCGGCTTGTTCAGCACCTACGCCACCAGTCCATTTAGAAGTGTCGCTAGAGCCTAATATTTGCTTTGTCAGCGTATCAATAACTGATGCTGAAGGCTTAGTTTCTTCTGCTGGCTTTGCAGGTTGCAACTGCTCAACTGGTGCGTCTGCATCTTGTTGAATAGGTTGCTCAATTGGCTCTCTAGCAATGATCTCGTTGACCACAGACGGAGGCAATTGTGGCGCTATCTGGCTAATTACTTCTTGAACAGTTTGCGGTGCAATATAAGGTTGCTGAACTTCTGGTTGTTGAAAAACTGGCTGATACACAGGCTCTGGCGCTGCATAAACTGGCGCAGGTGCTTGGTACACAGGCTCTGGTGCAATGTAAACAGGCTCTTGGTAAACAGGCTGTAACTGCTGAATCTGCATCAACAGATCATCAAGCGACATACCGCCATCCTCCAACATGGAATCTTGCATCAAGTTTCTGATTGCCATGATTAGCCCTTAATTTCTACATTGCTAGTAATGCCAGCACCTACCTTCATTGCTTTCAATTGAGCCTCAACCTCAAACTCTTGCTGTTTCATAGCAAAGTAAGCCTGTTGTTTCTCACGCTCAAGCATCAACTTAGCAGCCTCTTTCTCACGCATCAATTGCATTTCAAGCCCTGCCTTTTGTTGAGCCATCTCCATGTCAATCTGCATTTGCTGTTGCTTCAATTGAATGTCAGCTTGTGCTTTGGCTTGGTTAGCTTGTATCTCAGCTTGTGTTCTAGCCATGATTGCTTGAACCTCTGGAGGCATTTGCTGTTCTTGTGGAGGAGGATTACTCAAAGCCTGATCTTGCTCTGGTGTAATAGCCTTGTAGAACTCAGCAGAGTCCTTAAAGCCAGCAATCTCAACCATACGACCCAAAGTGCCACGATACTGTGCAGGTGACACATAAGGGTTAGCAGGACCATACTGAGCAATCAACTGCTCTTGTTTGGCAAGAACCATCGACAGCATAGCCATTTGTTCTTGTCTGTTACCTGCACCCAAACCAACATTGATTGAGACATCGTATTGGTTAGCCCATGTGCGAGGGTCAAACTCTACGAACTCGCCACGCATACGAACCAAACGAGGCTTGTCCTGATACTTGCAGAGAAGATGCAAGATGCCTTGGAACAGAGACTTAACACCTGTCTCGGCAAAGATTCTAGCCATTAGTTCAATCTTACCTGCGCCAGCTTGTTGCATAGAAGCAACAGCCGCAGCAGTCACATTCTGCAAGATAGATGGGTCTAAGCCCTGAGAAGCATCAGATACACCAGTACGCTTAGATTGGACTGTATCCAAGTACTGTAGCATTGGGAAAGCCTGAGCCGCTACATTCTGGACTACAAGTTGTTGAACAGCACCTTGAGACTTAGCACGAATAACACCACCAGCAGTAGATGTAAGCAAGTCGTCAAGGTTTACCTGCCCTTCAACAGCGACAACTCGTGCATTGTTTGTCAGATATAAGTTATCCAACATTTGACGAGTGATAGTCGTTTTAATTAACTGTAAGTCTGTCGTTCTGTCAGCAAGTGAGTTGCCAAAGAACTTGTGCGGAATTGGAATAGGGCAGATTGAATGGAATGGCACATAGTCCACTTCCTCAATCATTTCCTTGCCATTCTCGTCCTCAAGAATCTCGTTTGAGGCATAGAACACTTGGACGAGTGAAGCAATACCTTTGCCCTCTATATCAGTCTTGACATAGCACTCAAAGACCTCAATCTCTTGCATGGATGGGTCATCAGTTTGAACTTGGTAAGGCTGCTCACCCGCAGAGAAACGAACCACACGCTCTGGCGTATAGGCTAGAGCATCGTCCATTTGCAAGCCTTCAACTTGCTTCTTGTTGAACCCCATAGCCACCAAAGTGCTACGAGTCAACATTTGACGATGTGCTACGAATGGGCTGTCAGCAATCGTTCTAGCTTTCTTGCTAATCAAGAACTCCTCTGGAGGTACATTCTCAATGCGAACTTTGCCTGATTTCTTTTTCTTTTGGACTACGACATTGTGAGTCGCACCCATAACTGGCATACCCATTTGGTCAACAACTGGCTGTCCCATTGGGTCAAATATCGGGAATTCTGTCGTATCTTGCTCGACAATCTCCATGCTCTCATCGCTCATTAGCATGGCTAACTCATCATCAGACAAGTTAAAGTAACGCTCTTTAGTGATGTCCTCTTTGTCTTCCCAATAGGCTTTTACGATGCCGTTCTTCTGCAACAGAGCATCTTTAAACCAATCGTGCAGAATGGCTACACCTTCGTTATCTCGGTTAAAAACCCAATTACAGTAATCTGTCGCTTGTTTTGCGGATGCTTCGTCAAGAGGTCCTTGTGGCTCAAAAACCACGATATTGTCAGAGCCTGTAAAAATACGGACTAGGCTAGGCAATGCGCCATCAATGGCTTCAGCTACCTCACCAGTAACGATCTGGCTCTTTCCCTCTGTCTCATTTCCGTATGGCTGACGCAAGTAAGCCTGTAGAGCCTGTTTTCGTTGATCTACAGTCTCGCTTTCCAGAAATCCGATCGAGTCGTCCACCTCTGCTTGGATGATTGACTTTAAGTCAACTGTGTTCATAGCCATACCTTATTGAATAGTTGCACTAGCTTGCATAGAGTCTAGTTTCTTCAATGCAAGGTACTTTTTACGAGATTCTGACATTTTACGCTTAGTTTCTTCTGAAGCCTTGTTTCCTTTATGAGCTTCAGATAGATTCTTTTTAGCCTGTTCAGTAAATTTCATTCCAGTTCTAGCAATTCTACTTTTTTCAATTGCTTCTGGCGACATCTTTTTACCAGTATTACTTTTGGCGATCTTGGCACTTACAGCAGGGTCTTGCTTTCTGCCAGTTAATGCTTTCCGTATCTTTTCTTTTGTTTCTTCTGAAACAGTTGCACCATAACGATAATGATTCTCTCCACGAGGAATACGCTTATCAATAGTTTCTTTACTTTGCTTTTTACCAGTTTGCGCTTCACTCATGCGCTTTCTGGTTTCAGCAGAAAACTCTTTGTTGTACTCACCACCAGCCGTTAGGTTGTAGCCATTGTTAAATGTGTCAAATACAACAATCCAATGTCGTTCTCTATCCTCTAAAGAATCAGCATCACATTGCTCAATAACTTGCCATGAAAAAGCATCAATGCCATATTTTTGCATTGCAGCATAGATAGCACTACGCCTGTTCTTAGTGTTTACCCAAGACTTATGCTGAACCCATCTACGATGAATGTTCTTAGATATGCCGATGTAAGACTTACCACTACCTATGTGGGTAATCTTATAAACTCCGCATATCTTGTTTTGGCTCATTAGCTACCTTTGGAGGACGACCCATTCTAGGTTTATCAGATTTTAACTCTTTAATGTTCTTTTACTTTGGGGGCTAAATTAGTCCCTTGGCGTTCTACATACATTACACAATCCATTTCGGTGTTTGGTTAATAGGCTTAGACCATGTGCTGTGACCTTCATCAAGTCCAAGGGCTAAGTAGCGAAAACTGTCACTTCCATGACTTGACCAATCGTGAAGTGGTCTTTCATAGAAAATCTTACGCTTCTCATCGTAATCTCTGCGGTAGTTTCTCAGGCAATTGAGTCCAGTCTGTACCCTTGGCACATTGAACCAACACCTTGGCAAGATACGCCTTACCGCTTGAATACCATCATCTAGGCTCATTCTGGGTGCTATCTTGACTTGCAACCCTGCCTCCTCAAGCATCTCAAGGCGGCTCTTTCCTGTGCCTAACTCTCTGACTCGGACATCATGGGGCAAGATATGTTCTGCCTTTGCGTAGTCATTGTCCTTAATCCACTTCACATAGTGGTCTAGTCCAACACCATGATTCTCATAATAGTCGATCAATCTGATCTCTGTGCCTACTAACTGAGCAACCCAGATAGATGTTGAGTCACCCATACCCAAATCCCATGCGGTAAAAGTTCTGCTGATTTCCTCGTGAGGAATCTCTTGCATATGCTTCTTATCTTCTAACTCGTTGAGGATTTGTCCGTAATACGAACCCTCTACAGCAGCGTCAAAGCTACATTCAAACTCTTGGCGGTACTTATCCTCACCCATCTCATTACGAGCAGCCTTGAGTTCTACATCATCCACTACCCCTGTCTCAGAGGCTTTGAACTCTAGTAAACCCCATCCATCCTCTTTCTCAGCCCTGTCTCTTAGTTCTTTAAAGTGGTTGTGACCTTTAGGCGTACCAATAAATAAGCACCAGCCTTTGCGATCAGTCAGGGCAGGACGAACAATATCAGTCCAAATCTTTGGGTTTTGGTCACCAACCTCGTCAATAATCACTCCGTCAAAAAACTGTCCTCGCAAGGAATCAGGATTGTCAGAGCCATATAACTGGATTCGTCTACCCCAGAAGTCAACTCGCAACTCTGAGATGTTGTTAGTACCGCCTAGCGGTGTAGTGTATTTAACAAGATAATCCCAAGCTACCCTTTTAGCCTGCCCATAAGTAGGCGCAATGTAAGCATATCTAGGTGTTTCTTGTTGGTTTAGCACCGCCTCACGGATTAAATGATTAAGAGCCGCAACAGTTTTCCCAAATCTTCGGTGAGCAACTACGACTGCAAAGCGTTTGCCTTCCAGTAACTCATGAACTCTTAATTGGTGT